TCAACACTCTTGTCCACCTTGTATTGGGCTTTGAGCGTATCAAAATAAATCATCAACAGCAAAGGAACAATCAAAAGGAACAAGATGAGGCAAACTACCGCTACCGCTACGCTGCCCGATTCTGATATATGACGTACATCAACGCCCATACTTCTAGAACCACTATCAGAACCGCTCCGAAGATTAACGCCTCGTCTGTTAACTTGTTTAAACGCTTCTGACGTTGCCATTTTTTGTTCCGTTCCGCTATAACCTCTTGCTTAATCTCTTCATCATGTTTCTTTGCCAGCCTTGCATACTCTTTTTCGTACCTTGACCAAACTGCACCCAATGCTGGGTCTGTGTGGTAAATCAAATACTCTCGCATCTCAACGGCTTGCCGCTCAAGTTCAATTTGATTGAAAACATTTTCAAGCGCTTGAGCCTTGAGCGACTTCTCTTTTGGCGGGTTAAGTTCTTGACGCTTGACTTCCTTCTTTACTTCCTCATGCGCTTCAAAAAACTGCCCAATAAATCCCGAAATCTCTTTCGTTACTTGGTAGAGGTCTGAACCCGTAGCCTTTGCATCTTTGTATAAAGCAATGCCTTGCTTGATACCAGCAATTGCCGTAAGTGCAAGAGTAATAGGTTCAATTTTGTCCTCACTTCTTTACCGCCAAATTCCTGTTTACTCCACTGCTTCTGCGTGAACTTTTTCAACAGACGCTTGGGCTTGGGCTTCCTTTTGGATAGCATCTACCAATTGGAATACGTCTTGATAGGGACGGGTTCCAAGATACGCCATGATTTGGTTTACCAGTTGCGTGGTGAAAGTGATTTTTTCCATTTAAAACTCCATGTGTACGGCTTAGATGGGGAAGCCGTTTAAACCCCGTTTAAACCCAAGGCAACGCTGGATTTAAAGCGTTGTTAATGTCTCTTTGAGTACCAAGTTGGTCAATCCTAATTTGAAGGTTTAATTCAATTTCAGGTTTATCAATTTGACCGTCAATCCACCCCCAAATTTGTTCTTGAGTCAATTGGTTGTAAGGCGTGAATGCGCTAGGGTCTGCCGTAGGAACGGAAACATCACCCTCAGAAAAAGCCACATACGAAGGAGAGAACTTATCATCAGTTCCTTCACACTTCCATGCAACAGCGTACACCACTTGAGATAGACCGTCTTGGTCTGGCTTGATGTATAACTTGGTAATTGTCCAGTCAAATGTTGTCATTTTTGTTCCTTATGATTTATTTATCCACCAAGAATAAACGTGGTTTCCAGCGTAACCAGATGTTAAAGTTAAATAACCGCCAGATTGACCAAAAGTTATGTAATCATGGCTTCCATTAATATATCTTGCGGTTGGAGTAAAACTTCCATCATAATAAAATTGAACGCAATAAATTGCTTCTCTGGTGCTTGACCCAGCAGCACCATTTGAACTTACTTGAAGAAGCATTGATGCCCCAGCGTTTCCTTGGTTGATTGGAACTGTTGTAGTTAATGCTCCAGTGCCTGAAGTTCCTATATAACCTAAAACACCAAAACTGCTAATTACATAAGAGTTTGAACCTTGGTTTGTTGATGTAACTCCAGCGCCATAAATTCTTCCGTTAATAAAAGCGGTTCCTGTTTGGTCAAGAGTCATTGCAAGCGTTGAATTTAAATTACCTTCTTGGGTAACATAAAACTCAAGGTTTGTATCTTCGTTGCCAGCAGTTGAAGAAATATTATTTGCAAAAATTCCAGAACCAATTCTTTGTGCAGGACCAAATGCAATTCCAACACGGTGATTTGTAGTATCAGTAGTTGTTGAAATAGTAATAACATCATCAACCAACCCATACAAAGGATTTCCGCTTGAACCATAAATTCTATTAATTGCTGGCGCAGGACCAACTTGCACATAGCCAAGTGAATTAATGGTTAAAGCCTGAATGCCATTGGCTGCAAGCGCTACTTGGTTGGATGCTGGATAAAAAACACCAGTAGTAGCACCACCAGTACCGCCTTGTACTGCTGGGGCAGATACGCTACCGTCTGTTCCGTTTAAGATGAGTGACATGGTTTATGCTCCTGCTTTCGCTTTGAGTGCGTTAAGTTCTTCTGAAAGTTCTTGTACTGCTTTTGTCAAAATTGCAACCATATTTGTTTCAGCAAAACCCATAAATTCTTCTTCGCACTCTTTTTGCTCAACCTCATCAAAACTGGTGCATTTGTTGGATTTAACAAAACTATTTAAATAAGGTTTGTCAGCCATTGCTTGTTGAACTTCTTGAGCAATAAAACCAACGGTTGTATCTTCGGTATTAAAAGCATGAATGTTGTGTTTTTTCCAATTAAATGACACTGGGCGAAGTTTTTTCACCAAATCAAGAGCGCCAGTTAAGTCTTGAACATTTTCTTTGTATCGACCATCGGATGTTGCAATTGTTGAATTGGTTGCAAAAATTTGTCCATTAACTTGCAATCGGTAAGAGCCATTTGAACTGCTATATCCACAATATGTGTAGCCAGTAGTTGCATCAACAATAAATGTTGCTGGCGTTGTGACCGCCCCGCCTTCAATAAAAAATTTACCGTTGTTAAAGTTTGCGCTTGTAGAAGTCTGGATTGCTCCCATGCTGAACATTCGACTTCCACCAGAATTTATAAAAGCCTGTTGAAAAAAGTTGCCAACAGTTGAATCTGTAATTTTGTAATACATCTGGTCTGGAGTTCCAGAACTGATATTTGTACTGCCGTTTCCCCCAGCAATATAAATCATTGATGTGGAACCAACAACAGAAAGTCGATTTGAAGTGTTAGTAGCGGTATCTCCAATTACTATTGAACCAGCAGTTCCAATACGCATACGCTCGCCCCAAGCGGAGCCGCTGTATGTCCAAAAAGTTATTGGAGTTCCAGTGCCGTTTGTACTGCCAGCAATAATGCCAGCACCTTGAGCAACGTTGTAACCAATATCAATTCCCGGCTGGTCTGCGGCAGCGCCAGTAGAAGACCTAAAAAATGCTAAACGAGCGCCACTACCGCCATAGTTTGTACCAGAGGCGTTGTTTGTTACAGAAAATGTATAAGTATTTGTATCTGTGCCTGTAATGGCAACATTTCCAGATTGAGTAGTTTGTACATTTCCTGAACTTAAAGCATATTGAATTGCAACAGTTCCATTATTCTGTAGTTGCAATACACCTGATGCATCTCCTGTGGAGATTAGACCTCCAGAGCCTGTGCTTGATGCGTTAATTATTGATGCCATTATTTACTCCCCATTGCCAAGGCTTCTTCTTCAGTGAGACCAAGAGCCATTAATTTATTTAATGCAGACTGCTTTATTAATGTTTGCGATTCTTGTAAAAGTAGGATGGCATTTTTTTTGTCTAAATTTACAACAATTTTGCCGTCTACTAATTCCCACGCATCAAAAAATTCTTTGTCATCAGGTAGTTCATTATCGTCAATAACAATTGCATGGTCAGGGCAATCTTTTGCCAAAACTTCATCAATTGAAATTTCACCAGTTGGAATTGTTAAAGAAACTCCGCCATTTTCTTTTGTATGAATAATTACTTTTGACATGATTTATCCTTAATTTCCAAATGTTGCAACGTAAATAAGTTGGTTGTAGTTTGTTATACCCGGATTTGAAACTACAACTTGATAACTTGACGTGGATTGCGTTGTGGTTTGAACGTTGGTGTTGGCATCAGTAATTAACTTCATCCCCGTTACATTTACATAATTTGCATCAGTAAGTGCGTTTGTAAAATTAACAGTAAATGTTCCTGACCCGTTATATGTTACTGACGAAACATTATAGGAAGCATTAACTGTTTGAGTATTTAAGTTGTATTTAACCCAAGATTTTGCTGTTGTTGAAGAATACACTGGTTTATTAGCAGTATTCTGTGTTGTGCCTCCAACTAAAAACGCACCAGCATCAGTAAATGAAGCAACTACAGCACAACCATTAACTGTTAAATCTGTTGTATTGGGATTGACGGCAAATTGCAAGGGGAAACCGCTTGACCTATCGTGCCAAATTGCAGAACGCACCCAGTCGTAGCCTTGGAATATTACACCCGTTGGAGCACCTGCACCATCTGAATTAAGAATAAGAATGCCGTTTCTTGCACTACTTGAAGCATTTTGCACTTGCAATTTAAAGCCCGGAGTAGTTGCTCCAATACCCACGTTTTGATTAGTTAGAACGGTCACTGCCACTGTGCCGTTGTTGGATGCAAGTTGCAACACACCAGAGGTGTCGCCACTCATATTTAGAGCGGTACTGGATGTGGTTCCTGCTGAAATTATCGATGCCATTTTTTTTCCTTTACATGATTATCCAGCGACCACCGTCAGGCACGGTCACGGAGTAGCCAGAAGCAATTGTTATTGGTCCAACACTTTCCCCGTTATACCCAGTTGGAAAGGTATAGTTGCTGGAAATTGTTGTATAGTTAGTCACGATACAGTTATCCGCTGCTGCGCCACCAATCCCGCCCCAAGTACTGCCGTTATAGCCTTCAAAGGTAGTGGTTGTGGTGTTGAACCGCAACATGCCAGATGATGCGGTAGGGCGTTGAGCAGTCGTACCTTTGGAGATGGTCAAAGCACCAGTAGATGCAAAGATAGAATCACCGGGAACGTTTAAACCGTTTGACCATTGAGGAGCGCTGCCACCAGAATTGACTGTCAATACTTGGTTTGGTTGACCAATTGCCAAGAAAGCCGTGACGTTGGTGTTGGACTGATAGACCACCGCACCAGTTGAGCCGCCAAGCAAGTTAGCCACAGACAGAGCCGAAGGCGCAGACCAAGTAGGAGCAGTTCCGTTGGATGTCAGGATATAGCCGTTTGTGCCAATAGCCAGTTTAGATAAAGCCGTGCCACTGGTGTAGTACAGCATATCGCCAGCAGTGTAGCCGTTTAAACCAGTTCCACCATTGTCGGTAGTCAGGTCTGTTGTCAGTGTCAGAGTACCAATAGTGGCAACAGGCTGGTAGTTAGATGCTTGAACCACGTTAGTGGAATCCACATACACAGCGCACTTGTATCCGTTAGGAACGGTGATGCCTGTTCCTGCCGCAGTCTTGACCAGAATGTCTGTTGCACTACTGAGGTTGTTCTCAATAATGTAGTTCTTGTAGATGTTGGGAACAATCAGGCTACGAGTAACCGTGTTTGTACCCGTGCAATTTAAATAAACATTGCGGAAAGTCTGGTTGGTGGTAGCAGATACAGGCGTTAAGGTAACGTTGGCATCCGTGAACGCCACGTTTGCACGTCCAATAATTGCTTCTTCAAAGACGTACTGGAAGTTATTGTTGGTCGAAGCACCCCAGATACCAGTTTGTTCACCAGTACCGATTAACTCGATGTATAAGCCAGACGTTGTGTATGTTGACATTTATGAGCCTACCTGAGTCCAAGTTTGGGGCAAATCCGTGTTTATCTGTGTCCAATTTGCAGTTTGGTCATCGTCAATGATAAACCAACCTCCCGCTGCTGCATAGGCATTGAGCACGATAGATTCATTAATCGCCCCGACAAAAACAACTGTGACGTTGTTTAAATCGGTCAAGGCGAACGTTTCTGCCCTAGTTACTGGGTAATTGACCAAGCCAGTTTGGGCATTGGTCAACGCAAATGTTTCTGCGGTGTTACCAAAGAATGTAAATGAACCAATTTCAGATTCAGTTAACGCAAACGATTCAAGTCTTGAGCCTACAAAAGTAGCCAAGACATCTTGTGCATCGGTCAATGCAAACGACTCATTGGTCGTAATTGGGTAGTTAACATTGCCTGTCTGGGCATCGGTCAACGCAAAAGTCTCAGACGTAGAGCCAAGGAAGACAACCGTTACGCCTTGTGCCGTAGTCAGAGCGGTACTTTCAGTTACCGTCAGGACGTAGGTTACATACCCTTGTGCCGAATCACTCAATGCAGCCGACTCATTGACCGTGACAGGGAAGTTTTGAGATGCGTTGTTGGTATCCGTCAACGCAAAAACTTCTGCCTGTGCACCCACAAACACCACAGTAACGGCTTGACTATGAGTCAACGCCATTGTCTCAGCCTGTGAGCCAACAAAGATGACCGTTGTATTCTGTGAGTCAGTCAACCCAAACGTTTCAGTAACCGTGCCTCCATAGACAACGGTAACGTTTTCTGAGTCTGTCAGAGCAAAAGTTTCAGCCTGTGCGCCAACCCAAGCCACCGAGGAGATGGCGGTGGAATCGGTCAGCGCAAAGGTTTCATTGGTCGTAACCCCATAGGCTGTGCCCCCCAATGCGGCAAAGGGGCTTTGGGCAAAGGTTACGTCCCCAAACACTTAGAACACCAACCATCTGCTACCGCTCGACACGGTAACGGAAATGCCACTATTAATGGTTATTGGACCAACTGAATGCGCTGAATAGCCTACAGGAATCGTATAGTTAGACGCTACAGTCAGACTGTTTACAAACAAACCATTGGTCGCATTAAATTGCGGGGCGTTAGCCGTGTTGGTTGATTGGTCTAAGTTAACCGAACGACTAGACGGATAGGTGACAAATACACTTTTTGTACCAGCCGAGAAACTGACAAGAGCCGTTGTCCCCAAGTAGTTTGAAAGAACGGTGGTACGTGCCAGCGTAGTGCCTGATGAGGTATACGTTCCAATACCAACTTCCCACTCATTCGTGCCGGGGTTGGTAATGCAGTAAAAGGTTGTGTTGTTGTTGCCAATTACTGAGAACGATACATATCCTGCTGCTGCGCCAGCGAGCGTGAAAGTCCCCGTCCCTGTTGAGGACGAGGTTTCCTGAACTCTATCGGCTAGAACAAGAGCCATGTCAGGCTCCTATTAGGTAGCAGTTGCTGAGTATGTAACGCTTAAAGTGTCGCCAGAGGTAACGGTCTTGGAGCCAGCGGTGAAGTCACCAGCGCTGAACAAAGTACCAGTGGTGTTATCTTTGGTGGATGAACCGCCAACGTTGATAAAACAACCAGCAACAGTGCCAGAGCCTGTCATCGAGAAAGTTACGGCAGCGCTAGTGGACTTAACACCACCAGATGCGGCACTGAAAGAAGGGGTAGGACGGTTGCCAGTGTAAGTAGGGGCGTTAGTGCCACCGACTTCAGCCCACGTAGCATGGCTTGCTTGAGTATCGGCTGCAACCGCAGTACCAGTACCTTTTAAGCCCATCACAATTGCGCCAGCCGCCACGTTACCCAAGTAGGTATCGAGCACACCGTTCTTGCCAACAGTAGTCACAACGTTATGGATAACGTCTTCCCACTTTAGTTGACCGTCAGAGCCAAAGCACTGCACTTCGTAGTAGCCAGACAGACCCATTTTTTCGGTCTGACCCGCTCCACGTGTGACGCTTGCATCGCAAACATCGCCAAAATTTACATTCTCATCAAACATTTAAATCTCCTTGTTTAAACACGGATTAGTGCGTCATTAGCCGTGTTAGGCGGTAACGTCACGGTGAAATTGGGTCCAGCGGTTTTGTCTGAACCAAAGTTCAGTATCGCAATAGATTTATTGCCTTGTGTTGCATTGTAAATTAGCGCCCCTCTACAAGTAAAGGAAACGTTAGTCCACGATACATTATCGAAACTCACGAAGACTGTCCCGTTGTACTGCTGGACAGTGACGTTTAAACAAACATTACCGCCAGCGGTATAGTTTGCAGAGGTCACCTCGCTTGCGGATGAGTACACGGTAGTGTTCGCATCTAGATTGGCATCTGCTGTGTACAGCGCCATCTTTACGGTGTCTGTGGTCAAGTCTTGTACGCCCTTGAACATATTGACCAGAAACGAGGTGGTAATGGTTTGAACAATCATGTGACAGGATATTTAGGTAAGCCGTCACGATAAGAGTCGCCCTTCTCCTTGGCATCGCCAAGTTGTTTGAGGAGAGACATAGCCTCATCAGCACGATTTTTGTAAAGAGCAATCAAGTCCTGCTCACCCTTCATATAAGTGATGGCTTCCATCAGGCACATGTTGAGAAGAGCAGTATCAAAGTTGTCGCCTAGCCAAGTCTGACCAGCCGTTACGATGGACTCAGGGTAGAAGTTGTAATGCAACTCCATTGTGTAAGCCGCATCAGGCGTAGGAGCAAGAATAAACGTCAGTTCTGTGGGATGCCCATATTGAGGTCCAAACAAAGCATAGTACTTAGGAAGACCCGTATCCGTAGGATTTGGATAGGCTTGGCGAATGAAGTTAACGTCCTTGTTTAAAAGAAATGTGTAGGTCTCATCGCTTGTGCCGTAGTCCTCGATGACTGCCAATGAAAACGTGGACAAATAATCGTTAGGAGCGGAAAGGTAACGGTTATTAATTGTGCACGTGCCAGTGGAGTTCCTACGCAAAGAAGGCAACTGAACAGAGTTATAAATCTTCTGTTCTGCTTGCTCA